ACAGAATTTATTTCCTGCAAGTGGTAAGTATATTACTTTAACAGAAGGTGAGATAGATGCTATGTCTATCTATCAAATGATGGGTGAGAAATGGGCATCTGTTTCTATTAAAACTGGTGCTGCTGGTGCAGTAAGAGATTGCAAAGCTTCTTATGAATATTTAAATAAATTTGATAATATTGTTATTTGTTTTGATAATGATGCATCTGGTAAGAAAGCTGCTGCTAAAGTAGCACAGTTATTTGAACCTAATAAATGTAAGATAGTTACTTTAGATTTAAAAGATGCAAATGAATATTTATTAGCTAATAAGAGAGTTGATTTTAATAAAGCTTGGTGGGATGCAGAAGTTTATACACCTGCTGGTATTGTTAATTTAGCTAATCTTAAAAATAGTTTATATGAAGAAGAGTATTGTGAAACTTGTCTATATCCTTGGGATGGTTTAAATAATAAAACTTATGGTATGCGTACAGGAGAATTAGTTACTTTCACAGCTGGTGCTGGTATGGGTAAATCATCTATTACAAGAGAACTAATGCATCATATATTAAAAAGTACACATGATAATATTGGTGTCTTAGCATTAGAAGAAGGCATTAAGAAAACTGCATTTAATATTATGTCTGTAGAAGCTAATGCAAGATTATATATTAAAGAAATAAGAGATCAATTTGATAAAGAAAGATTAAAAGAATGGGAAGCTGCAACTATAGGTACTGGAAGATTCTATGCTTTTGATCACTTTGGTTCTATTAATAATGATGAAATATTAAATAGAATACAATATATGGCTAAAGCTTTAGATTGTAAATGGATTATATTAGATCATTTATCTATTCTAGTAAGTGGACAAGAAGGAGATGATGAAAGAAAATCTATTGATGTTCTTATGACTAAGTTACGTTCAATTGTAGAACAAACAGGAATAGGTTTATTACTAGTATCTCATTTACGTAGACCATCAGGTGATATAGGTCATGAAAATGGGAGAGAAGTTACTCTTTCACATCTTAGAGGTTCTGCTTCGATAGCTCATTTAAGTGATTGTGTTATAGCTTTAGAAAGAAATCAGCAATCAACAGATCCAATCTTAGCTAATACAACTGTAGTTCGTATACTTAAAAATAGATATACAGGTGATACAGGTATAGCTACTAATTTATTATATAATAATAAGACAGGTAGAATGCAAGAAAAAGATCCAGAGTTAAGCACAGCTATAAATGAATTTGAGGTTATATAATGAATGATATAGTCAATATAACTAATGCAGCTAATAAACATTTAACAACTATAGTAGTTGACAAAAAAGTTAAAGGTGTTATGTTAGCTGTAGATGGAGGAGGTTGTGCAGGATTAAGATATAAATGGGAACTTATAGATAATGATAAAGATATAGAAGAAAAAGATAAAATAAAATTAAGTTCTGGTTTTTTATATATTCATCCAACAGCTACATTAAGTGTTATAAATACTACTATAGATTATATAACTGATATAGCTGGAGCAACACTTAGAATAACTAATCCTAATGCTACATCTAGTTGTGGATGTGGGGAAAGTTTTGCAATATGAATAAAATGTGGAAACATTATTGTTTTATAGAAGAATCTGATATGGAAATAGGGAAAGAAGAAGAATGTAATTGGTGTGGAGAAACTGAATCTTTTGTTGATGAGAAAAAAAGAATTAATATAGAAAAGGATTTTAAAAATGACGATAGCAGTAGTTGATATAGAAACAAATGGTTTAAAGAATGAAGCTACAGAAATACATTGTATAGTAGCTAAAGAATATACTACAGGTAAAATTAAAACATGGGTACAAGAAGAATGTGAACAATTTGGTAAGTGGTCTAAGTTAGTAGATACTTTTATAATGCATAATGGTTTATCTTTTGATGCACCATTATTAAATAAGTTTACTAATTCATCTATACAGTCTAATCAAATAAGAGATACTTTATTAGAGTCACAATTATTTAATCCTATAAGAGATAAAGGACATAGTTTAAAAGCATGGGGTGAGAAGTTAAATTTTAATAAAGGAGAAGTAGAAAGTTTTGATTATTATACTCCTGCTATGTTAGAGTATTGTAAACAAGATGTAGAATTAACTTTTAAAGTTGCTAAATATTTAGAAAAAGAACGTAAAAACTTTTCTAAAGAATCTTTAAACTTAGAAAATCAAATAAGAATTATATTAGATCAACAAGAAGAAAATGGTTTTACTTTAAATTTAAGAAAAGCATCAGAGTTAGTGGCTACTTTACAAGATGAAGCAGATATTTTAATAGAGAAAGCACAAAATATGTTTCCACCAACTGAAATACAACTTAAAACTAAAGTTAAATATATACCTTTTAATATAGGTAGTCGTAAACAAATAGGCGAAAGACTTATAGAAAAAGGATGGAAGCCTAAATTAAAAACAAATAAAGGAAATATTATTGTTAGTGAAGAAGTATTAAAAAGTATTAATATACCAGAAGCAAAAATGTTTTCACGATATTTATTATTACAGAAACGAGTAGCACAGATTAAATCATGGATAGAATTATGTGATAAAGATAATAAAGTTCATGGTAAAGTAATGACATTACGTACTATTACAGGACGTATGGCACATAACTCACCTAATATGGCACAAGTTCCTGCAGTTTATTCACCTTATGGTAAAGAATGTAGAGATTGTTGGACTGTATCTGATCTTACTAAATATTCTTTAGTTGGTACAGATGCTAGTGGTTTAGAATTAAGATGTTTAGCTCATTATATGAATGATACAAAGTTTACTAATGAATTATTAACAGGTGATATACATACAGCTAATATGGAAATGGCAGGATTAGCTGATAGAGATCAAGCAAAGACTTTTATTTATGCTTTCTTATATGGAGCTGGAGCTGCTAAGATAGGTAAGATTGTTGGTGGAGGTGCTAAAAAAGGTCAACAATTAATAGATAGATTTTTATCGAATATGCCAGCACTAAATACTTTAAGAACGAAAGTTCAAAAGGCATCTGGAGCAGGTATAATTCGAGGATTGGATGGAAGATTACTACATATACGTAGTCCACATAGTGCACTTAACACCTTGATTCAAGGTGCTGGAGCTGTAGTCTGCAAGCAATGGCTTCTTGAGATAATGTCCTCAATTAAAGTGGCAAGAATAGATGCTAAGCTTGTTGCTTCCATCCATGATGAATATCAATTCGAAGTAAATAATAATAACATTATTACTTTTGGAGAAATTACTAAACAAGCTATGAAGAAAACACAACAAATATTAAAACTTAACTGTGACCTAGATAGTGAATGGAAAGTTGGTCAAACTTGGGCGAGTACTCATTAATGAGACATAATAATAGAAAGTTTAATAAAGAATCTTATTTAAGTAATGATAAGAGAGCTAAAAATGCTATGATAAAATATTTAACTAAAGAAGGTTATACAGAGGTTATAGCTAAAGAAGATTATTATTTTGATATTTCTGCTAAAAAAGAAAAAGATTATTTCTTTGAAGTAGAAATTAAAAATCAATGGGGTAATACTTGGAATCCTTCTTGGAAAGAAATACGAATACCAGAAAGAAAGAAAAGACTTATTAAGAAATGGAAAGAAGAATATCCTAAATATAATTTAATATTTGTAGTCTTTAATACAGATTGTACTCAAGCTTGGTTTATTGATGGAGATACTGTAAATAAATCTAAAGTAGGAACAATACAAAATTCATGGAAAACAAATGTACCTCATTTAAACGAACCTTTTTTTCATATAATAAAAGAAAAAGCTAATTTAATTCAAATTAATAGTTGACATTATTTTAAAACTATGCGATAATTTTTATATTAATTAATCAATTAATAATCCTCTCTTTCGAGAGAGTCTTATTAATTTCAATAGTAAAGGAAGTAAAATATGGTTATATCAGGCAAAGCTTATTGGACATCTATAGCAAGTCCAAATACTACATTTGATCCAGATGGTGTATGGACAATAGATGTTGGTAATTTAGATAAAAATTCGATTGATCAACTTAAAACTGACGGATTAACTGTCAAGAATAAAGGTGATGATCGTGGTGATTTTGTAACTATTAAAAGAAAAGTACGTAGAAAAGATGGTCAGATGAATCGTACTCCTGATTTAGTAGATGCAAAGAAAAGACAAATGACTGATACTATGATTGGTAATGGTTCAGATGTTAATGTTCTTTATGGCACTTATGATTGGGAATTTAAAGGACGTACAGGTACTTCAGCAGATTTAAAGTCTATACAAGTAACTAATTTAATACCTTTTAGTTCAGGTACAGAAGAAGAATTTGATGAAGTTGAAGGCTATGCAGATAAGTCAGCTAGTCCTTCTGAAGCATTTGTTTAATCCTTAACTTGTAAAGGGGAATAAAGGGGTGGTTTTATCGGTAACTGCTCCTTTATTTTTATATATATATGAAAACAATTGATACATTAGTTCAAGATATTTATAAATTATTTGAAGTAAATAATAAATCTAATTTAAATGATACAGAAATAGATAAACATATAAATAAATTTGGAGACGAAGTTAAAAATATTTTAAAAGAATATTTATTTTCAAAACCTAAAGAAAGATCTACTTTAAGATTATCATCTATAGGTAAACCTGATAGACAATTATGGTATGATTTACAAGAAGGAAAAAAAGAAAAATATTTTGATTCTCCAACAAGAATTAAATTTTTATATGGACATTTATTAGAAAGTCTATTGTTAACTCTTACAAAATTAGCTGAACATAAAGTAACAGAAGAACAAAAAGAAATAAATATTTCAGGAATTATAGGACATCAAGATTGTAGAATAGATGATATGTTAGTTGATGTTAAGAGTGCATCAGGTAAATCTTTTCAAAAGTTTGCTAATGGGAGACTAAGTGAAGATGATCCATTTGGATATATAGGGCAACTATCAGCTTATGCTGAAGAAAAACAAGATAAAGAAGCTGCTTTTTTTGTTATTAATAAACAAAATGGTGAGCTAACTTTATTAAAAATACATGAAATGGAAATGATTAATGCAAAAGATAGAGTTAACTATCTTAAAAAGATTATTAAAAAAGATACACCACCTAATAGGTGTTATACTCCTGTACCTGATGGTACAAGTGGGAACTATAAGCTTTCTATTGGTTGCGTTTATTGTTCGCATAAGTATTTATGTTGGGCTGATATTAATAATGGTCAAGGACTTCGTACTTTCCAATATGCGAAAGGGTTACGTTATCTTACAAAAGTTACGAGAGTACCTGATGTTTTAGAAGTATCTAATGTTTAGGTCAAAAGCTGAAGAAGATATTTATAATATATTAGAAGAAAAGAATATTTCTTATTCATATGAAAAAGGTAAAATAAATTATGAATGGTATGAAAAGAAAAGATATATACCTGATTTTTTCTTATTAGATAATGGAATTATTTTAGAAGTTAAAGGAAGATTTAAAATTGAAGATAGAAAAAAACATTTATTTATTAGAAAACAAAAACCTTGGATAGACATACGATTTATATTTACTAATCCTAA